TAATACACCCCATCTGATGTGTGATATGTAGATAAAAAACTTCAATCTAGTATATCAATTAGTAAGAACTTAGCAGTACGTTCTGCGCCTTCGTTGCTATCGCCTTTCAGTCTTACTTTGTTCACGTCTTTGAATACATCAGCAGGTAATGAATGTTTACCATCCGCTACCGTTACCGAATACTTAGTGCCGAACGTGTCGTATATATCGAACCACGTTCCATCAATTTCTGCTTGTATGTCAAATGATGTGTTCGTGTACGTTCCTTCTAGAATCAGGGAACCCACTTCAAATTGGTCACCTGACCGTTGAAAATCTATTGCTGAAGACGTAGCTGCTCCAGATGCGATGGTTGTTACTTCTAGTTTTGCCATAGGTCAATTAAGTTTGAGCTTCAAAGTAATTAGTTTTGTTGGTCGTTTTCAATACGAACTTTGTAGTTTTGTATGATTTGTTGGATGAGAGCGTGTGCCTCATAATTAACATTGAGCTTTCTAAGGTCGTTCTGTATTGCTTCGAGTAATTCTAGGTTTGTCATGATGTTAATAATGCCCTGTCTTGAAATATATTACCGTTTGAGTTTACCAATGTGTCTGATAGTCTAATAAAAACACCATTAGGATTAAGTTCTAAATTAGAATCATAAGATATTCCTGATATATTGGATGCGTTTGCTGAAGACGCAGTACCTCCTACCTCGTCTAAAGCCAACCTAAATCCATCAAAATTACTATCAGGGGACACAAATAAATAAAAAGTTATTGTTCCTGCGTATTGACTGCTACCGCTTCCTGTCGCTCTTAGAAATACCTCAGTAGGACCGCTCTCATTTGCAACATTTATAGTTCCCAAAGTCTGAGTCACTATGGTGTATGCGTGTTGTATATATTCAAGGTCAGTGTATAACGTAATATCTTGCCACGTAGTAGTTCCAGTTAATCTGCCCTCGACTCTTATTTTAAAATTAGTAGAAAAACTAGTAGAAAAGTTTACCGAATAATCAAACTTAAATCTAACAGTGTTATTATCTGAGGCATCAATAGGAACAACTTCAACATTTGATAGAAAACTTGTGTTTGGGGTAGAAGTCGAGCTATCATTAATAGAAGTTGATGGAAATGATGTTCCTTCCGATTTTATTCCAAGATTGCCAGACGTTAAATCAAACGTATCAAACTTTATTTTGGCAATGTTATTAGACGTGTTTAACTCCATGAAGTTAGTAGCGTCCCCAACCCTAAACACATAGCCATCTGGATTTACATCATCAATGTCTTCTAAATACCCAAAATAATTATACGTATTATTAAATAGACCGCTAAATACCAATGTGCTTCCTGAGTAGTCATACGTAGTAGTTATTTCTGATGTAATTAATTCAATAGAATCACCTAATTGAATCGTAGAACTTTCTAGGTTGAATTGCTGAGACTTTATGTTTAGTGAGCTATCTGCTAATCTAATAAAATTGTTAGCATCTAGAAAAGCCTTAAATTCACCAGTTCCATCAGCTATAAAACCAACCTCAGTTCCATCTATAGTAATCGAATCAGCTGAAGCACCTAATGCTATTTTATTATTAGCACTGTCTACAACTAAAGTAGATGTAGCTAAATCAAAGGTGTTTGTAACAATACTAACAGTAGAGCCATCAAATTTTATATACGAATCCGTCCCTTGTTGTATCGTACCAACTCTAAAATTACCATCTCCAGTTACAAAAAATCCTACTCCATCACCGACTAATTGATTGTCAGCGTCAGCTCCAACTATTAATCTACCATTACCTGCACTATTTAAAACTACTGTACTCGTCTCTAATTTAAAGGACTCTGCCTTTATATCTAGTGCAGAATTAGCTAGTCTAATGTAGTTATTAGCATCTGCATACGCCTTAAACTCACCAGCACCATCAGCAATAAATCCTACTTCAGTTCCATCTATAGTGATTGAATTAGCTGAAGTTCCTAGTGCTACTTTGTTATTGGTGCTATCTATAACTAACGTAGGTGTAGCCAAATTGAACGTACCTGTCACTATATTTAAAGCTGACCCATTGTACTCTAAATAGTTACTAGCCTTAGACAGGTCACCCACTAATAAAGCGCCAGTAAGAAATGTATTTTCCCCAAAGAATCCAAACCCACTTACATTGGAATACGTGCTAGTTAAGTTAGCAAGGTTACCACTTTGCGTGATTACCGTTATGACCGTATCATTATCTAATGGATTAGGTGAACCACTTACTGTGTTAGTCCATTGTACGATTCTGTTATATGGAACTTTGGTAAAATCTGTTGTACCACTTCTATCAAGTACAGTCCTTTCAATATAGTAGCTACCTGAAGTTCCATAGTCTAATAGTATGTTGCCTTTGTTTACCGTTTTTCCTACAGCTCCATTTGATGCGCCTGCATACGTTATGGTATAATCCCAAGTTTGTGTACCGCCTGCAACACTAGCGTAATTAGATACAGTTCCGTATACATCGAATATAGCAAGTCCGCTAGTTGAATCAACGACTCTAGCCCTTACATGGTCACCAGCCTCAAATACTTGAAAACCGCTTAATCCTTCTAGGTCTTCCACTGTGATGCTTACAGATGCGCCAACACTAGGAACTACAAATGATGCGTTTAACTTAGCAACTGACTTCGTTAGTATGTCAGACCCTGCTAACGCTTGCGCCACGTCTGCCGTAAATGCTTTAGCTACTAACTCATCTATATACAATGTTCTAAAGTCACCAACACCTGCCTGAGATATTTGGAAGCCACTTGGTGTAGTAGTAAACCAAGAACTAAAATCAGCTGTTTCTATATCGTCATTAACGGTTACCGTTCCATCCACCTGTAGTGTTGAGCTAAGGATTGTAGCTCCACTTACTGTTAGCGCCCCAAACGTTACACTGTCGCTAGTTTGAACGTTTTGGTTCATTGCATACAACTCATTGTCGCCTTGACCAGTGTTCAGTGTCGGAGCGTCTAACGTGCCTGAAATGGTGGTGTTACCTGTTACGTCTAGCGTAGTACCCACCGTCAATGATTCTGCTACATTTAAATCATCAGTTATATAAACGCTACCTGCTATATTTAAGGCTCCTGAAATGTAATAATCAGACGTATTCCAAACTTCTGTGGATGTGTTCCATACCAAATCAGATTGCGTGTCTATTTCGTTGGTTCGTAAAACACCAGTCAGTGTAAGGTCATCAAATTGAACATCATCACTCGTACCTAACCCCAAACTTGTTCTTGCGGTGTTACCTGACTCCGCTACAAAGTTAGTTCCATTACCAACAATGAAGTTTCCGTCTGTAGGTGTTAGACCAGCTATGTCATCTAACTGAGCATCCCACGCTTGTACGTGCGTTCCAATCGTAAGACCTAAACTGGCTCGTGCGGTGTCTCCCGACTCAGCTACCCAATTCGTTCCGTCTCCTACAATGATATTGCTATCCGTTGGAGTGAGTCCAGCTATGTCTTGTAGACCAGCGTCATAGTCTTGATATTCATTCTCATCAATGGGTGTAACCCTAATAAAGATTTCACCGACACTAGCACTGCTGTACACGACATAAGCTATAGGTAAGGCTATGTCTCCAGCGGATTGAGATGGTTCTGTGTTCTGAAACGCTCCAGCTACCGTAGTAGAAACCCAAAGTATATCTCCATCACTAAACGTGCTTGTATTTATTTGGCGTAACTTACCAAACTTAATAACCTTACCATCAGCGCCATTGGCTATGTTTTCAGCAGCGACACCTAATACACGCTTAGCAGCAACGGTTCCATCCGCTATCATTTTCGTTACAAGAATACGACCACTAGCGCCAACAGTTCCTGAAGCGTAGACCACCTCACCTTTGTCTATCTGAGCGCCTGTTTGGTTCTTAACGTGTATCTCTACTTTTTGACCTAGTTCTATGCTTTCGCCATTAGTAACGAGACTCAACGTTTCTTCATCTGAGTTCCAATACAAGGTTCCCTGCGCCTCGCTACCTGTCTCTGTATACGTAGTATCAAAGATGGCGGTGTCTAGGGTAATGTGCGTAAACGGAGCAGTGGTCGGTACATTACTAAAGTCTTCACGCAACAATGGAAACCCACCCTGTGTAGCTCCGTCATGAACGACTACGGTATCTTTGGTTAAGTCAACCGTAAGTTCCGCTACAGCGCCAGTAAACGTGCTGTGTTCTACGGTTGTGCCACGTCTGCGTTTTACTTCCGTTGCCATATACGTTATACGCTAGGTGCTTCCAGATACGCTGGAATACTGGTTAATATTTCCTGCCCTATAAGAGTTATACTAGATGAACCTCTGCCTATTTGGTTGGTATATGCGGTTCTGTACGTTGCAGCGTCAGGCACTACCTTAACCCAGTTAGTATCGTCAAAAGATACTTCTATGTAGCTATCACCGTCTGTAACGAGAGCATCTACTAAGTCTGTAAGGAGCGCCCCTATGGTACTAGACGTTTGACTACCACCAAATAAAGTTCTTTTTGCGGTAGAGTCAAGAAGTTTACCCCAATCTAGGTTAACGGTAATTCTAAATCCACGCAGATTATGCCTCAAGCTACCATCTATAGCCTCATCAAAGGCTGAGCCGTAATTAACCTGACCAAGTTCCGATACAGCGCTGTTTATGATAAACTCATACTTCCAATCGTTAGCTGTATCATAATCCTTCTGTCGTATATAGATATTAGTAATTTTAGATGATAGAGCCATAATCTAATTGTACGGTTACTGATTCTGTTATGAGCCTATAGTCTCTGGCTTCGGTGACGGACTCGGTAATGAACCGCCAATCTTCAAAGTCTATTATAATGTCCACGTCACCCTCAGTGCTTCTAAATACTAGCTTGGGAATAAACAGACCATGCTGATTAGCGTATTGAACTCTATGTTCGAATCCATCGTCTAAAACTACACGAAATACATTATCAGTATCAATACCGATATATATGAACTCTGCACCATTGATTAGGTCGGTGGCTATGTTGTTACACACCGAGCGATATACATCTGGAGTCGTACACAGCTGATAAGAAAGTTCGGCTTTGCGCCTTATACCTCTGACGTTGCTCCGTAACGTCCCATCTATTGCTTCATCGAAGGTTGACCCCCAATACTGGAGTTCGTCGCTCTCCGTGTAATTTTGGATGGTTAGCGTTTGTGTACCACCCGAATCGGTGATGACTACTATGTCGGTTAACTTAGCCAATAATATACCCTTCGCCCTTGATAGTGTCGGACTCTAGGTCATACTCCAAATAGGATGGGCGTACTTTTTTACTGTTAATAGTAGGGTGTATATCAGAATCAAACTGAATGAATTGATAGGGCTTTAGCGTGCTAATGCCAAATATCTCAAAGTCAACAGAATACGAAGACGTGATACCCAAGCTCTTTTTGTAGGAGTCACGAGCGTCATCGGATATATCGTCCATATCGGATTGAGACAAGGCACTAGCCCCTGTCGTTGCTAACTCCCACTTTTGAGGCGACTCCGTAGTATCAAAAAATACGGTGTGCATATCAGGAACAAAGTAGTTAATGGATATGTCTTGTGCGCCTGTAGCATCTATCTCTTCAGTCTCAGACGTACTTATTTGAGCGCCATCTATGTTGTCTTGAATAGCAAAGACACTATCAAAGTTTCTTACGTGCCTATCATTGAACGATACACCAAAAGACTTCAGGTCTGACGAACCTATTTGCGCATAGTAATCAGAATTGGATGTACTAGCAAAGTTTCTGCGTACATAAAAAGAATAACCCATCATGGCTCCTACAACAGCGCCTTCAACGATAGATAACTTCAGAACAACGTCTTGCCCTTCAGCATACGTATCAACGTACTGGCTATCAAAGATTAAGTATCGAGTAGTGGTCGGGCTTGGTATGCTGGTAATATCAGACTTAGTAACGCTAGAAAAATGACCTAGTATCTTTATGGTTGGAGCTGACCCTTGCGCTTCTAAGAACGCAGTAATTACATCCGTTGAAACGATTAGACCGTCATCTGCGTTTGTTTCTCCGCTTGTCTCGTAGCTAGAAATATCGTAATTGGTGACTTCTACATCGTATCTTAAAGCAGCCTGAGCCTTTATGCTTATCTTTCGAGAGAACCAATCGTATTCGCAAGACGCTTTGGTCGTAATGAAGTAGTCAGTTCCTGATGGGGTGGTTACTTGTACTTGTATGGTGTCACCTAACCCAAGAGCTTCTATGTACGTAAAAAAACTATCTCCATTGCCTAGTTCGTCAAACACCTCTAAAGACACTTCTGATAGGTTCGTGCGGAACTCAGTAATGTCGCTCACCTCTTCTTGCACGTCAAAGTCCTGAGAAATGGTTGGCATCTTACCCATTTTCATGGTGGTAGTCACGTCACTGGTATGCGTCATGCTTATTTGAGAAGAGAACGTACCGAACTGTCTAGCTACGTTTCCTGTGTTTACCGTTAGGGTTGCCATGCGTTATACCCTCACTTGTTTGTTGGCAAGCTCCCTGTTTCCTTTGTTTACGGCTACAGCTAAGCCTGCTCGGTCTATTTTAACGTCAACGGTTGGGGGCGCTTGACCTGATGTAGCTGCGTTAGGTAAAAAGCTAATGCTTTGTGTTGGTTGAGAAGCTCCTGACGCTGATGATATTGGTGATATTGCACTTGTACTACCACCTCCACCTCCTGCGCTTACATTACCTCTATCACCAAATTTTGTCTTTTTAATTTCGTCTATTTGTTTTTTGGTAGCCGCAGCAGTAGCTATAGAGGCTGGTATAGCTGCCGCTAATGGAAGGTCGGCATACTGACGAACAATGGCGGAGCCAGCATTAACTAAGGCGCTAGCAATAGCTGATGCTTTTTGGTCTTCAAATAAAGAAGGAATAACACTGGCTGCGGTTTGAGCAATAGCCTTTAATGAGTTGGAGTTATTTTTTTCGTCTAGTTTTAATAATTCTTTTTTAGCATTTACTTCGTCATTTTGTAGTTTAACTCTTTGCTCAACACCATCTTTCATTACCTGATTAATAGCGTCTTGTTGCTCTTTTGCCTGTGATTTAAGTAATTCTTCTTCTCCTATTATATCTAATGCAGGAACATCTATGGTAAAATCTAAATCAGGTAAAAAGCCAGACGGGTCAACAGCGGTAACTCTTCTTTTCATTGTTGCCTGAAATTCATCAAAAACCCTATCCGCTTCAGTTTCACCAAAAATTTCTTGCTCAGCTCTTGCTTTAGCTATGTCTTCTTCTATCTTTAATTGTAATAATCTTTGGTCTAATATTTGCGTTTGTAAATCAAATTCACGCTGAGTTATTAAGCCAGTATCTAACTTAGACCTTAAATTTGCTCTTTCTACTCTTACAATGCCTCTTTGAACCTCTAATAGTCTATCAAGTGTTCCGCCTAATATACCAGCTGCGCCATCCTGTCTTAAAAATAACTCAAGAGACTTTTCTTGTATTTCAAGAGACTCTATTCTTGACTCGTTCAAGTCTATGTTAGCTAGTCTATTTTTTATGGTTTGCTCTGTTAAACCGCTTTGTACTTGTAGTATTCTTATTAACTCTTGTCTTCTGTCTGATTCTATATCAGCTTGTTTTCTTAACTCTTCCGCCTGTTTACTGTACGTTTCAGCTAACTCATTAAATCCTCTTGATTTTAATAAATTTACATATTCTTCAAATCTAGTGGCTAATTGATTTTGAGCCGAAATTGAGCTTAATAAAGACCTAGTGTTTAAATCGTTTATGTTGTTTAAAGAAAGTATATTTTCAGTTAAATCAGATACTGTATTGCTAAAAGATTGAACTTCTTCTTTTGCATCACGACTCCTTTTCTGTATAGATTGCAAGCCTATGGTAAAAAGCGTAACAGCAACATTTAAACCAAGAACAACTCCGTTTACACCTCTTAATGAAGATAGTAAAGAAGTTCGTAAACTAACCCCAGCTTGCTTAGCTTGAGCGCTCACAACAGCTAAAAGCTCTGCGGTAAAGCCAATGTTGTTACCTATGGCTCGCATACCTGACGCAAACCCATAACTAAATTGCGTAGAATCCTGAATCAAGTCACTGAACGAGAATACCGCTTGATTACCAGCTGCAAACGTTTTGTTTGTTGTACCGAGTTGTCCGCCCATCATCTGTTGCGCACGAGTCATTTCTCTAGCTCTTTTCTCTCCAGAAACCATCGCCCTGTTACCTGTACTTACGGCATTGGTAAGAGCTACTATTTCAGCTGTAGTACGGTCTGTTGTTTCAGCGTAATCCAACAACTCTTGACCAGAGCTATCTACTACCTCTGACTGCATCCTTAAATCATTAACAAGTTCCTTAGTCTCATTGCTAAACTCGCCATACACTTGTATAGACTTGTTTATCTTAGTATCAAGTAGTTTGAGGCTTGCTACCTCTTCTTTGTAGGCTAATATTTTTTCTTTAACGGACTTCTTAACCTTGCCGTTTTCTACCGCATTTTCTTTTAGGGTCTGACTGAGACGCTCTACTTCTTTTTGTAATACCTTAATGTCTTGAGCATTAGAAGTATCAACGATTTGCCCGACTTTTTCTGCGGATGCTTGGTCAATCTCAAACTTGACGTTATATATTAAATCGGGCATGTCTTTGTTTACTCGTTTTTAGGCTTATGGTACGCTTCACGAGCCATCATAGCCTTAGTTATGTCTTCTATGGAACACTCGGCTTCAAGTTCCTTAGCTCGCAATGGATTAAAGTCGGCAAGTACATAACAGTAGTATGTGTATGCACCGCCAACTTCAACCACTAGGTCATTAGGTGCGAGCAAGTCTAATGACTCTAAAGTACTCCGACTCCATTGGAAGGTACTTGTCGCCTGTTCGTAAAAAAATCCCACGCTTCCTCAAGCGTTCCAAGCTCCAAGTCATCCGACTTCCAAGTGTCATCGGTAATCTGTTTGTCTAGTTTCATGCAGTGTTGCGCTGTATAACTACAGTACTTAGCACGAAACTCTTCGTCTAAACGCCATGCGTTCAGTGCTTCAAGGTCTTCCATCGTATAATCATCAATAGAAAGATTATCGTTGGTAATCTTCTTATGAAGCTTAGGATGGTTATCCTTGTACCAGCCCAAGAGCATTTGTCTACGCTCTTCGACTACCTTATCAAAACGAATAGGGGTCGGCTTGACTTCAAACCGAACCCCCATAAATTCGCCCGTTACTTTTGTAATACGTCCCATAAATTGCTCGCTTTATTTTAGGGTTATTAAGTGTTAAACTCTACAAATTCATAATCAGTAGAAAGTTGCAGAGTCGGATTCTGGAATTTAACAGTGTCTGTGCTTCCAATTTCAATAGAGACTCTAACGTACTCACAAGCAGCCACAAGGGTCTTGCTTACTTGAGTAGTCCCTGTTCCGCTAATCGCTGTAGTCGCTTGCACGCCCGTAGTTGAGCCAGCGTCATCATAACACTGAATACCAATAAGAGCGCTACTAGCAGAGTCTTCAGTTACATCTATACTAAATGTTAGCGTCTTGGCTGGGAACGGAAAGTGTATGTCTCGATACATAGTTCCGCTACCAACGCTTGCATCCGTAAGTGTCTGAATACCTGCTGTGAAGTCTAGCGTCTCAACGGTATCTGTCCACCCTGCTGCTAAATCAGTAGTAGAACCCTCTTGCCAACCATACAAGGCTAATCCATTCTTCACGTAGGACATCTCTGCTGTGTGCTTACCCGTAGTGGAATCGTATCCACCTTTGGCTTCACGTGCGCTAGAGAATCTGAAGGACATATTGTCCTCGAAACCCTTATTGATTTGCAGGGTTCCTTCCATCTGAAGAATGGAGTCGTCTAATCCATATCCAGTGAACACTAGGTTGGTTTGAGCTTGTGCCCACGTATACAACTGTGCTTTAGCGGATTGGCTATATACCCCAGTAACGGTGATGTTATAGTTTTTGCTAGTTATTATCTCACGATTATTCTCAATGACCTGTGTGTTAGGTTCAATGCTAATAACTTGGCGAGACGCTTCAGCCGCACCTTCCTGAACAACAGAAAACAATAACGTTTCTGTAAGGTCAGAAGTATTAACCAAAGCTAGTTTGCTTAGTTGCGTAGGCATGATTCGTTACCAGTTAGAGTGTTAGGATTAGGCGGAGGCTACTACCATAGCTACTTCACCGTCTACGTCAGACGCTTGAGCTACTAATACAGTCTCTAAACGACCATTGTCAAATGCGTGATGACCTTGAATGTAAGTAAGTTCAGTAGTAAGGTCGTGTGAACCACTCTTACCATTTAACTTTAATTTACCTTCTGTTGGAAGTGTACCATCCGTAGAAACGTAAGCGCTATCTAGGATTGCTCCACCACCATCAAAAGCAGTGTTTTTAGAGCGAATAACGATACGACCAGTATAAGACTCGTATATTTCACGATTGTCTTCTACGTTTACTGTATCAGGCTCTAGTGTTACTTCTACACCTTCTACGGTGATGTTGCTGATTACACCCTGTGATGAACCACCACTATTGAGGATTTCAGCAGATTCAAATATTAACTTTGCCATTGTTTTTTGTGTTTAGTTTAGGATATTTGGATTATACTTTCAAAATTTACGGTTGTAGATAAGTATCCATCTTGCTCTTCGATACTATCTACACCAGTAACTGTGAGCGTCCATAAGTCACTGTTAATGTCTGATGCTGTCGTCTCGGTTGCCCAATCAAACAGCTGGTCACTAATTTCAAGTGCCCTATCGTATATCGTGTCTTTCAAGCTATGCGAATCGGGCTGTTCAATATATACTAGCGCTTGGAACCGTTGGTTCAATTCACTAGGTTTTTCATCATTCAATCTATAATCGCTTAAACCACTAAGAAGTTTAAATACGACCACTTCACGTTTAATGTCTGCACGTTTCTGAATATCGATATTATTTCCACTATATTTCAATACCTTTTCAACGGTTGGTCTTGCGTCTGAAGATGAATAGGAGCTGAAGCTCGTTACGTACCCACTAAGTATTGCGTTTCTATCCACTTATAACCTCACAACGGTTGTAGCACTAGCACGAATCGTTCTAGGCTGAGTTAGTGTATCTAATATGCGGTTCTCTACGAATTGTATAACTTCTTTTTGTTCGGATGAGCTACTATCTTTCTCTATGGGATACATAGCCGTTGCACGACCTGACTCAGCCTTGTCTTGATGACTTTTCATGTAACCATATACCTTAGCGTTGTCATAACCAAAGCCAACAGCGTTTTCAGACTCTTTGTAGTTGAACTCACGAAACGCAGCGCCTGAATAATAATGGTCACGAATAGGTTGCACACCCTTGTTTACTTTTCTTCTTCTGTACTTAGGATTTAGCTTTTCACGACCAGAACCATCAGGTTGTTTGCCTTTACGAGATGTTTGCCATATAGAGTCTTTATACTCACGTCCTACGTCAGTAAGTACTTCTTTAGGCATACGCCCAAGCATATCTATTAAATCTTTTGTTACTGCTTCTCCTATTGTCATATCAATATAAACTCATAAATCTAACTCTAGGCGTGGTCTTTGGTTTAGTGAGTAAACCACTTAACCTTCTAAGGTTAGCTGTTAAATATTGATTATACATTTGGTAGTATTTACCAGCTTTAGTAAATGAAAAGCTATCTTGATGCGTTGCGTCTTGTGCAAACCACAACTCTAAAAATTTGTATGAAAGCAAGTCAACAAGAAGTTCTTCAGAATCCGCAGCATGTATAGCGTCTAATAGTGCTGTCTCTGTAGCATACGTAGAATCGTTTATGTATTCCCTTAGATTTTCAAGAATATCCGTTTTAAGGAGCTTAATTGCTTTACCTAGTATTAGGTTATCCTTCTCCGATAGATTGAGCACGGTAGTGCCCGTAGTGACGTTAACGCCCTTGAACGTTAGCTCTTCTAGTGCATCAATATTGTTTCTAGTAAGTGTTAAGTCGCTAAACGCCATGAGTATTGTTTTGTGTGTATTAAAAAAATAGGGGGCAGTTACCAACGTATGGTAACCACACCCCTTTTAATTAGTTACTAGGGCTTACGCCTTAGCTACGTTACCACGAATGTATCGTCCACCTAAGTCTGGTCTGAATACCTTAACTCCGTATAGTACTTCGATAAGGATGTCAGCGCCTGACTTGGTTTCTTCTACAGTCAACGTGTAGTTTACGTTGTTCATTGGCTCGAAACCAGCAGCTCTACGAACGCCTGAACCTGAACCGCTATCCACTGAAGGCATTACAGCAGTTACTAAGGCAAGGGCAGATGGGTCGTAGAAGAACTGCTCACGTCCAGTGTCGCCTGAAGCAATATCAACTGGGTTGATAGTAGCGTTGTTAGCAACAGCTTTACGTAATGGCTCTTTAAGAGTCAATACACTAGCAGTTTGGCTTTCTACAGTGTAGAAGTCATCAGTGCCTTTAGCGGAACCGAAAGTAACGATGTCACCCTCAGCTAAAGATACAGTTGCAGCACCGCCAGCACCATTGTCAATGGTTAACTCAGTTTGCCCGATAGCTTCGTCAGCAGCTAATGTAGCGTTAGTTACTGTAGCAGCAGTGTGGCTAGAACCTTGATTGTCTACGAAGAAGTCGAAACCATACGCACGAGCCATAGCTCCACCTAACTGAATACCAGCATCTCCACGAGTGTTAGCTTGTTGGAAGATGTTTAGGGTAGTCAAGTCTTTCTCTACGAATGGGTCAATAACCATCATTAGGTTATCCGTAGTGAACTTACGAGAAGCCATAATTCTACGAGCTTCTGCAAGGTCATTGTCGTCCATTACAGTAGAGTCCGTGTTGTTGTCAGCAAAAGCTACTTCAAAAGACTTACGAGCTTCTACTTTTACGTCAGCATTGATTTGGTCAATAAGCTGGTGTAGTCTTGGTACAAAGTGCTGTTGTACTAAGTCAGGAAGCGCAAACTTTTGGTCAGCTTTGTCGATGCTGAAACCAGCATAGTAGTGCTTGTTGATGGTTAATGTTTCTTCGCTAGCGTCAGGAGTTCCTAGACTATAAGAACCTGAGTAAGAAGAAGGGGAACCACTAGGCTTTACGGCACGAGTGATGTTTACAGACTTGTTACGAGCTGCAACGAGTCCTTCGATAGATGCGCCAGCTACGTTAGTAACGGCTTTAGATACCATTGGTCGGTCTGGATATTGGTTAGCTAGAGCTACCTCTACAAACGCCTCTGGTTCGTATATATTGAAATTGCTATTAATTGCCATGTCTTTATAAAAGTTAAATTATAGGTATAAGGTTATATTTTAGCTTTTGGGTCGCTATGACCAGAACATGACAATTAAGGTTTTGCCTAACCATAAAAGATGGATTTACGCTTGTTCAGCCCAACCGCCTGTTGCTTTCATCGCCCCGAAGAGCTCCTCAGCTTTAGCACGGTCTGCTGGATTAGACGAGCGTACAAGTTGTTGAAACTCTGCTCGGCTAGGTCTTTCACTACTAGCTGGAGTACCACCAGTTGCTCCGCCAGCGCCCACTTTCTTGGGCTTCGCAAATTGTTTAGCAAACTCAACGAGTGAGTTAGCCACTGACTTTCTATTGCCTTGAGCGTCTAGGTCAGGTACACCGTCTTTGACGGCATAAAACTGTCCGTTGCTCTCCTCAATCTCGTACTCGTTATAGAACAGTTGCTCTATATAGTCTTGACGCAAAGTCAGTTCATTATCTTGTTGGAGTGCACCAAATGCTGATTGAAATTCAGTGTTTATGCGATTCTCCATTTGAGTCATCATTAACTGCTCTTTTGCGGCTTCAGCCTCTTGCTGGTATTGCTGCAACAGTTCTCGCAACTTCTCAGATTCACCCTTCTCTTCTTGCTTAGGTTGAAGGGTCTGTTGTATGCGAGAAAAAGCATCGTCTAATGATTCAATGTCATTCCCCAGTAATTCAGAGAACTTACTAACAACGTCCTTTTCGACCTTACTCTTTCCTTCGTTGTATGCACCCCGAAAGAACTTGTCTTTGTCAAACTCTGGTTGTGATTGTACGGTGTTTTGTGAGGTTGTCTCCTCTATAGCTGATTCAGGAGCATCAGCTTGCTCTATGTTTTGTTCGCTCATAATGTGGTTATAAGTTAATTATTGCTCGCTTTGTGTTTCAATACCAACTTGTGCTTGGCGTTGAAGTTCTTCTTGTGGTAGAATATCCACTAAATTTCTTAGGTCAGTAGCTGTTTTAGGCATACCATACTCATTAAAGTGTTGCATTACCTCTTCAATATCCTCTTGAGGCATAGAGCGCTTGCGCATATATTCCGCAGTTAACTTCTTGATAAGAGGTAGAGACATGGCATGATACTGCATACCTTCGGTAATGTCTTGGAATATCTCATCGGCACTAGACAGGTCATAATGTTTCGAGTAGGTTACACCGTATCCCTCGTAATCCTCGTCACGAACCTTAGCCATTCTTCTTAGAACCTGCATCTCTATCATTTCCATGTCCATCGCTGTAGACGCTAGCAGCCCTTGTTCCTCTACGTTATCAAATCTCTTAGCGGAGCCCGACACATTGCTCTTAACAATGGACTTGTCCCGAACCTGAGCCATAGAGAAGATGAGCGACATTAAATCACCAAAAATTACATCTCTAAGGTGCTGAAGACCCTGCATATCTGCTTGGTACAACATATTACTAGGTATTTGCTGGTCATCAGGAATAATGATAGCCATACCTACACCCTCTTTAATCGTGCGAGAGTCGTACTGGTCATCATCAGCGACACCAGCTAAAGACCGAACAATGGAATCTGTGAGAACAGGAATAGGATGCCCGAACAGTTCAGAACCCTTCTTTAGGTCATAGAACAACTCAGAAGAGGCTAGGTACATACCTTTTAGGCAATATCTACGTGGTTTACCTACGATGAACGAACTGTTAGCATCCGTCTGACCCTTGAGTAGCGTGGCTGGAACCTCACCAAATGGATTAGGTATTTCCAACGTCTTTTGTTTCTTCCCGTTCTCTTCGATGTACACGCAGATGTACTCAGGTGTGTAGGCAGTCCACTTATGCTTTTTAACGTTGTCTAGTTCGTAATACATTTGACGAGTAACAAGCAACGTGAGAGCGCCTTGTCTCACTTGAAAGTTCCATATTTCGTGGGGACGCACAACAAAGTTGTAAGGAACTACGTTGCCGTCTGTGTCGGTAACAGGATTTCCGCTACCATCCATCATAAGGTCGGTTACTACCGCACCGAATCCAAGAACCTCTTTTACGAAGAGAACCTTGTCTCGGTAAAACTCGGTGATGGAACATCCTGCGTCATCAAAGTTAGACTCTTTCCACTTCCAGAAATCTTTGTTTTCAGGGTACATTCTGTTGACGTTGTTCTCGTCATAAATACGCTGCTGGGCTGAGAAGAACTTCTGCTCTAGCGGAAACAACTTCATTCTGGATAAACGCTCTCTGTACTCCTCATCTGATTCTATGCTGCTCTGGTCAATGATATAGGACTTATCAGAAAACACGGTGCTAGAAATGGCTGTGTACTCATCATACTCTGCCTGAAACCAGCTGTTCATCATCTTAGCACGGTCAAGAACCACACTATAATACGGGTGACGAGTTTCTTTCATTACGATGTCTTCGACAGCGTCTTTGGATACGGAATATAACTTTGAGGTGTCTATCATTACTTTCTTGAGTATTGTAGGGCTATAGCGACGGCTTGTTGCCTCGTATAACCCTCTTTGATGAGTTGTCGAATGTTTTGCTGAATAATATTCGGTGAAGAACCACGCTGAAGAGGCATAATACTGTTATTACCATTTTACTTTATCCGCCCAATACGCTGCTGACATACGCCCTTTGGCTATGTTCTTTGCGTGTCTAGCCTTGAAGGATTTACGCCTAGCCTTTGCTGCTTCGGTCTTAGGATTCTTGCCCGCACCTGATACACCCTGTTGACCAAAGCGTATGACCTTTACTTTGTTGCCCACTTTTGCTACTACAATATGAGACTTAGTAGGATGACTCGGAGTCCGTTTAGGCTTGTTATAGCCACTTACTCCGTACCTTGTAAGTTTTGGGTCTTTTTTGCTACTCATGGTGTCAAAAATATACGTATATTCCATAAAGATTCAATACTAAAGTAAGGTATTGAATTTTATCGTAATTCAGCCATAAGTTTGACGCAATTATGGCAAGAGTATCAACTAGCGGAGCACATACATGGGGGCATTACTGCCTCGCTCATTACGCCAAATGGCATAATCTGTCGCATCCGACATATGTCCCCTGTCTCCATTGTCTATTTTTAGCCCTTTGTCATCAACTATGGAGTACATATAGTCCTTTATGACGTGTTCGCAGCGAGTATTGACTAACAAACGCCTTTCTCCATTGGTTCCAGCGTAAATTACGTTGTTTACCTTGTCTACACGTATCTTTCGCTTAGGATTTTGGATGTCTAGCTCGTTTTTATACGAAATGTCGTGTTCATCAAACACTTCTCGCACGTAATCCCAATCGTTTTTGCCTACACGACCATAATTACCACTTTTTTGGTTGGAAGTATTGTCTCCAGCTAATAAAACCTTCGAAATACCCCATTTTCTTAGTAATTCTACTGCTTTTAGGGCTTGTTCGGTAGTTAGAGCTTCTTTCGAGAAGATTTCATCGAAAATAACATACTGCTTAAGACCATTACGAGCTCTTTTAACTTGGAGAAGAGCCCAACAATGAGGAGACCTGTTGAAATCAGCACAAAGCCAGACAGGATGACCACTATCGTAATCGAGAGCCGTAAGATTGCCATCAGGGTAGTGATTGTATCCATCAAAGTGTTTGTAAGCCTTTCTCGTTGGGTCATCTGTTTCCTCGCTCATTTCGTACCCCAACTTATACGACAGAAAATCCATCGCTTCCTCTTGGAGTAGCCGTTGTTTACTGTGATTGGTTTCCCATAGGGGAATGTCCCAGACCTTATCTGGTTCTCTCATATCCTGCTAAATAAAGTTTGCATTACAGCGCCTCCATCAATGAAATAAACGGGCACACCAACATCGTCACCCTCCGCTATTAAGGACATTGCACCTGAATGGTGCTGGTGTAGTGTTTTAAGGTCGTATGTTAAGATTGCCCATCCATTTTTACTGCATTGCTTTATAATTTCGTATATCACCTTAGAGTTTTGATTCTTTGCTAGTATCTCCCACTTCTGACCAACAAGTTCAGCCTCTATCATCTCTAAGAACTCTTCCATCTTTGTTTTTATGTAGTCTATCTCATCTTGTTCTACGTTCACCCCAAAACGAGCGTACATTATTACTTTAGCTTTCTTCATCGTGCGTTACTATATGTTTAAGTTCTAGGGCTAAGACTCTAGGAATGGCGTACCACTCACCCCTTACGTGGCTGTCTTTTAGTTGTTGGTGAATCGTGCGCTCGTATTTACCTACGTTATTCGTGCGCTTGACCCAAACAATTTTTACCTCAAATGGGTTACCCGTTTGTATTGATTGAAGTCGTTTACGAATACCATACGATGTTACTCCTATCTTATAAAAACCTTCACACTCAACGCAGTAGACCATCCCTCTAAATACTTTGTAGTTATATTTCTTCTTTTCTGTTTCTCTTCGTGATTTGTTTCTACACTTACTACAACGACTCCTGTGACCATCCGATGCGTGATTGTCCCTGTTAAATTCAGATAGAGGCTTAGAGATATGACACGTATTACACGTTTTACTTTTCAAAGTTGTTCCACTCCTCGACCTTGTAACCAGTCTTATCTTCTTTTACCGATATTTGCAGTACGTTAAAAATGCCCGATTTCATCAGACGGCTGTTAGCGTCATTAGGATGGTATGGTGTACACACGCTCAAAACAATACCTTTATCGTGTACACGCTTAATCCATGTGTTCGATACCTTGTTCCACACCGTTTCCCTACGAGCCGTAGATATTCTGTCTTCGTCATTGCACACATCATCAAGAATGAGTACGCCAGCTCGTTGACCTGTGGTTTGCGTGAGGACGGCATACGCCTCATACGTGGGATTACCTGTGCGGTTACGGCTCTTAACGATGATGCGCTGCGTAGAGCCTGTATCCGTTCTATCAAACTCAACAGGGTTAAAGTTGTGCTCTCTGCACCAGTACCTATACATATCACTCATGAACAAGGCTCTTAGGGACAGTATTCTCTTCGTAGAGATGCCACCGTCCGCAGATACAATCAACGTTTCCAGCTCGTGCTTTCTTGTGGTCATGTATGCTGACAAGCCAATAGGAACTTGTTGGGACTTACCCGTGTTATAGGGCGCTCTAATCAATCCATTAAGGCGAGCGTTCTTGGATAGGGCTTGCTGCTCCCAGTCATAGATACCCTTCTGCATCGTGTGATGAATCTCAGCTTGGGTAACCTTAAAACCGTCTTGGTCAGCTAGACAGTTTTCGATAAAAGAATTACGCAGGTCTAGCGAGTCAGGGGGTGGCTCGTGTCCTACTATGTTGACTAATAAATCAGACCAGTTATTCTTTTTCTGTTTTTGGCTCATACGCCTGCTTGCACAATTTGCACTGCACTTTACAACGCTTACCAGTGGCTACTTGACCAACGCACTTAAAGTTATTTGAGCTTGAGTCTTTCATTCTCCTTCTCTAAGAATTCAACTTTAATCCGCAGGGCAGATACTTCCTCTGTCAGCTTTAATATTTGATTTCGCAACTCATCCTTTTCATCGGATGACTCTTCCAATAAGTTCTCAAGGTTACGAACCCTGTTCTTTAGGTCGTCACGATACTGAATCGTGTCGCTATTATTGGTTTCATTCTCTCTCTGCTCAGCTCTAATCTTAAGCCTAGCTTCAAAGAACTTCCAGACCCCAGCGGAGCCCAGTACGGTTGCGAGCGTAATAACAATTTGCGTGATGTTATCCATTTTTGTTTTTATATATTTTTTCTCTCGATAATCTGGACATACTACCGAAAGCTGCGATTATAAATAGAAGCCACCCATAGTGTGTTGGACTAGGGAAGCCTATGGTGATTAGATACATAACCGCTGACGCTAGGTATATACCCAAACAAATCATAGAGGCTCGCACTCTACAATTTATCTCGTCAGAAGCCACGCAAATTATTTGATGAACACCTGACACAGCAGGTATCAAAGAAAGAAACAGTCCCGTTCCCACCTCCATACTCAACGCAAAAGGAACCAGAAAGATATTAGCCAGCGCAAGGATAATCTCCGTTGGTTGATTGTCAGAGTACATCCATACCTGACGTAGGCGTAATAACTTCATCTTCATTAAGAACAGATTAAGTTGTAGATTGTCGATGGGTCTGTCGTTAAGGAGTTACAGGATGCGCACAAGATAAAGCACCCTATAAACTCGGTCAATACGACAATACACATCGGTACTAACTTTTTCATAAAACCTCGTAGTCCGCTTCGATTGCTTCCATCCTATGCGCAAACTCTTTTAGCTGGTCTAAGTCCAAGAAGTCCTGAAGCACCTGAAGGGTCTGCTCCCTCAGCTTATTCTTGTACTCAATAATAATGGTCGGTTCATTACTCAGCTCTTTACGGACATCATGCAAATCCTTCATTATCTTGCTCAAGTCCTTCGGGTGAATCTCATCTAGGTCAGGATGATTCTCTAATAGGGTCGTAATCTTAATGAGCATGAACTCTACTTTAGCCGACATCTTCTCTTTTCGCTCCTCTAGCGTCCCAATGAACTGAAGAGTGTTACGGTACTGCTCAAGGTCTTTTAGGAGCTCTGGGTCGAATTTTGAGCGTGCTACAACGTCCTTAGCTTGCTCCCTTATCATTATCTCCTCATCAAGGTTTCTTCTCTGAGCTTGCCAGTTATATATGGACTGTCTAGACACTCCCCATTTCTCAGCCACTTTGGACACGTTGCCCATCACCTCAATCTCCCTCAGAATAGCCACCTTTTCTTCAGGGCTAAACTCGTTAGTCCCAGCCTTTTTCTTTGACATACTCTATAATGGATTCTATGCGGTTATATATATAATTAGGCAGCTTATCAGACATTGATGGTATCCCGTGCAAGCACTCGATGACCACCTTAATCTCCTCTATTAGCTCCTCTTTTGACTCGATTCTCGACTTCTTGTGCCACGTCATTACGTAGAAATTTATTGTAGTTTACACACCTTACGTAGAAATTTCTCAAAAAGCAAGTATCCTACGTAGAAATCCAACATTGACAGGGTTTGATGAAAATTTAGTTTTTGCGGGAGGGAGGGTATTCCGCCCCCCACCCAACCCATTTTAACACTATACCCCCCTTTTGCATTCTAACCTATCAAATTTTGATTCTAACGAGTTCCGGGGTGTATTCATACCCCTAGTATATTTAAAGCCCTTAGAACGGAAATATGAAAGCCGTACGTATATTGTTTGTACTGTTTGTAATCATAAAGCTAAAAAAATACCCCTACTCAAAAGAATAGGGGTGTAAATGTTAGACAGTTTTTCGGGG